AAATCACACGTGATGAAATCAAACAAGCGGCTGAAAGTCTAATGCTTGAGTTAGTTGGTAGTAGAGCACTATACGACTACATTGTAGTATGTGACGAATCTAACAATACTCCTAGTAGAATTGATAGAAACGAACTATACTTAGACATTGCAATTGAACCAGTTAAGGCTGTGGAATTCATTTACATTCCACTTAGACTTAAAAATACAGGAGAAATTGCAGGACTTTAATTAAGTGAAAAGACCCCTGAAATATGGGGTCGACACTTTGATAAATACTAGCAACAGGAGAAAATATAAATGGCAATCTCAACATTATCAAAAATTACAGTTCCGTTAGCGAGCGACACAAGCGCAAGTAATCAGGGACTTTTGATGCCGAAACTACAATATCGCTTTAGAGTGACATTGGAGAATTTCGGAGTAACATCAGCAACAACAGAACTTACAAAGCAAGTTATGGATGTAACTCGTCCTAACATAACTTTTGAAGAAATTACATTAGATGTATATAACTCAAGAAGTTACTTAGCTGGTAAGCATACTTGGGAACCAATTACATTAAATGTACGTGATGACGTAAGCAACAATGTACAGAAGCAAGTAGGCGAACAGTTACAGAAACAATTTGACTTCTTTGAACAGTCAAGTGCAGCTAGTGGTATTGACTACAAATTCTTAACACGTATCGAAGTGTTAGATGGTGGTAACGGAGCAAACGAAGTTGGAGTATTAGAAACTTTTGAACTTTATGGTTGTTTCCTACAAAACGCTAACTACAACACATTAAACTATGCAACAAGTGACGCAGCTACTATTGCACTATCAATTAGATATGATAACGCAATACAAACACCGCAAGGTAGTGGCATTGGTACAGCAATTGGCAGAACAGTCAACTCGCTAGTAACAGGCGGCGGCGTATAAGATACGTTTTAACTAGATTGCTATTTGAATAAAGGAAAAGGAAGTCTTAGGCTTCCTTTTTTTTATATACGCACTTAATCTTTTCGGATAAATATTAGTATGGCAAATAAGTTAAATGGATTCCTAGACAACTTTCTCAGTGGAGCACTAAGCCCTAAAGGCGACATGGCTGACTTTCAGCATGCTTCTAGATTATATGTTGATGACGCTTTTAGGTTAGCACCTAAGGTTAAATTTCTTTACTTTGTAAACTTTAATTTTTACAAAGACGACAAACACGATGTACTAGCAGGATTTCCTACTTTACAAAATAAACATAGAGCAGAACTTAACATGCTTGTTAAGGGCGTTGACCTACCGCAATATAGGTCAGCTGTTGAAGTTAAAAATGCATACAATAGAAAAAAGAATGTACAAACACGTATAGATTATACTCCTGTTAGTATGACAATGCATGACGATAATCATGGACTAACAACAGCACTAATGGAAGCCTATTACAGGTACTATTATAGAGATACAAATATATCTGATATAACAGCAACCTACGATCCAAGATCAAATTACAAAGAATCAAATGGTAGAGAATATCGATTTGGTTTAGACAATGATAAAATGGTTCCGTTTTTTAAGAACATTAAACTGTATCAATTTAGTAGACACGAATACACTGAATACACTCTTGTTAACCCTATTATTGAATCGTGGGGTCATGATACAATGGACCAATCAGATGGACAAGGTGTTGCAGAAAATAAAATGACCATTAACTACGAATCTGTATTATATAGCAGAGGCAAAGTAGGTGAAGATAGTCCAGCAACATTTGCAACAGATCATTATGATACAACACCAAGCCCATTAGGTATAGGCGGTGGTGGCGTAGGTAACTTGTTTGGCGGTGGTGGCGTACTAGACGGAGCTTCTAGCGTATTAGGTGATATTACTAGTGGTAACTTTGGATTAGGAACATTACTAACAGCTGCAAACACAGTTAAGAATGCAAAGAAATTAAGTAAAGACAGTCTTAAAGCAGAAGGCCTTAGTATACTTACTGGTGCAATAACTGAAGTAGGTAAAAAAGGAGTAGGTGGGTTACCAGGCATACTAGTTCCAAAGTCAACAGGATCAGGTGGTAGTAAAAATTCTACAAACGCAACATCTAACAGTGCAACTAACAATCCGGCAATAAGTGCCGCTAAAGTTGGTGCAGCGCAAGCCGCAAATAACTTACCTGTAACAACAGGAGGAGACGGATAATGGCACAAGGAAACTTACCACAAACAGGGTATAGTTCAAGCGATCAACCAGTAAGAGAACTGTTCGATGCTTATTACACAGAAAAATTAGAATTTCCAAGTAATGACGTAGATGCTGTATTAGCATACTTTGGAAAAAGAGGCTTTGGTGACAGAGCAAGTGCAAGTATTGCAAGTACACTATTACAGCAGGCAAAGTTAGATAGTGTTCCTGTGTTTAAATTACTTGATACATTAAAGGGATTTGATGATAGTCAACTTAGTGGGTTAGTTGCAGAAATATTAAACTATACTAGAGGCAAAACTAGTAGTTTAGGGTTTCAAGTACCAGCAGAAAATAATATCGTAGAGTCCAGAAATATAGAAGTCTTTGAGGACTAAACATGCCTAAGTTCGCACAGGGCAAATTCAATATAAAAAATCCTGACAAATATGTTGGAAATAAAACACCAACATACAGATCCAGTTGGGAGTTTGCATTTATGAGATTTTGTGACGAACATACTAGTGTTGCACAGTGGGCAAGTGAAGCAATTAAAATTCCATACAGACATCCTTTTACAGGAAAGCATACAGTATATGTACCAGACTTCTTTATAGTTTATCTTGATAAAAATAATAAACAAAAAGTAGAACTTATAGAAGTAAAACCAGCAAATCAAACTATACGTGAAAAAGTTGGTAAATCAAAACAAAACCAAGCGGCTTGGGTAGTTAATCAAGCAAAGTGGGCAGCCGCACAATCATGGTGCAAACAAAAAGGTATCTTTTTTAGGATAGTAAACGAGGGTGATATTTTTCATCAAGGCAAAAGAAGATAAATAATACTAGTAGTTAATAGGAAACACTATGACGAAAAAATTAGAAGAAATGTTAGATTTACCAGAATCTAAAGAAATTATAGAAGAAGCAAAAGCTGAAAAGCCCAAGCCTATTGTGCAACACAAAGAGTCCTTGCGAGATATTGCAGAGTTTGATAAAATAAGTTCTGCACTACCAGCCGTTAAAGGGTTAGGCGAAATGGCTGACACTGAGCTTAATGATATTGCTGAAAGAGCGTTAACAGCATACGAAGATCTAATGGATTTAGGCATGAATGTAGAACAGCGTTATAGTGGTAGAGTATTTGAAGTAGCAGGCGGTATGTTAAAAACAGGGCTTGATGCTAAAGTTGCTAAGTTAGACAAAAAACTAAAAATGATTGATTTACAACTTAAAAAAGAGAAGATGGACAAGGACGGTAGCACCGGAGATGGTGAAATGGTCAATGGCGAAGGCTATGTTGTAACTGATAGGAACAGTCTTTTAGAGAAGTTAAAAAGCGTTCAATCAGATAAATAATATATATAGGAAATAATACAATGACGTTTGAAAAATTTTTAACAGAAGCAAAGAAGGTATATCCTTTTAAAATAGGTATAGCTGGAGAGCTTCCAGAAGGTTGTGAAGACATGTTAAAAACATGTTTAGAAAAGTATGGAGTTAATAACATAACTTCAGGCAAGAAAACACCAATTCAAGAACGTCCATTAGATTTTCCACAATTACAAAATACAGAAGTAACGTATTTTGAAACAGAACTTAATTATCCTACAACATCACAAGTACTACAAGAGTATTTAGGACAATGTTGTGGTATCGATCAATCCTACATTATTGTTAGAAACCCAATGGAGCCACAAGAACAATACCAAGAAGAAACACAAGACGGTGAATATGTTGCAAAACTAACTACACCAGAGTTAGAAAGTGTTGACGGTCAAGGCGAAGTTGCAGGCAACAGGGTGATGGATTTATTGAAAGAATTAGAAACAGCTCGTAAAGAGCGTGGGTTCGATACTGTCGACGGACCAGTTGGTGAATCAAATGATATCGACGATAGCGAAAACAAAAAAAGCGCAATAGGGAGCTAAATTATGAATATGAAAGATATGATTCAGCGTATGACTGATATCGAAGTAAACAAACAACAGTTAAACGAATCAGAAATAGCAGAGATGCCGCCAATGGGCGCAGCACCTGCTATGGACCAAGGTAATCCAGTAACAGTAAATGTGTCAATGAATGCAAGTGGTAAAGAGCATGTAGCAGACCTATTAGACATGATGAAGAACGCAGGATTAGGCGATGCAGAACCAGTAAGTGCTAAAACACTTTCACCACGTTTAGACATGGAACGTTTAGCAGGAATTATGGATGATCCAAAGATTCCAGGTAAAGACGAAGTACCAGGTGACGAAGACACAACAGATAGTAGTTGCATGGATGATGTAGATGTAGAAGATACAGACATTGAAGAGTGGGAAAATTCACCAGAAGGTTCAGAAGGCGATCCAGACTATAAAGATCACCACTATATGACTAAAGATTTAAGTGGCGGAATTAATCGTAAAAAGAAACAATTCAAAGCTGCACAGCCAGGCGATAATGCAATGGCAATGGAAGATATTAAAGAGCATCTTTATAACTTACTAGCTGAAAAGAAAGCAAAGCCAGACTTTTTAGACATGGATAAAGACGGCGATAAGAAAGAGCCTATGAAAAAGGCTATCAAAGATAAAGAGAAAAAAGTAGACGAAGGTGTATACGAAGGCAAGATGCCATCTAAAGCAGAAGTAATGAAATGCTGTAAAGACGGAATGAGTACAGCAGAAATATGCAAAAAATATCCAGACTGTGATCAAAAGAAACTTAAAGAAATGTGCGGAACTTGCCAATCAGAAATGAAAGTAGCAGAAGACAGCAAAAAAGGTTGTCCAAAATGTAAAGGCAAAACACTTCTAAAAGCATGTTCAAGTTGCGGTTGTAGTTAATCGAATAACAATAATAGGCTAATTTATATAATAGCCCTCCAAACTCAATAGGCTCTTAGGAGCCTATTTTTTTCACTAAATATTAATATGGCAACTAAAAGTTTAGATGGTGTTCTCACCAAGAAAGCAAATCAGAAAGAAACGTTTACCGAGGCTCAGATTGAAGACCTTGCTAAATGTATGGACCCTGATTTAGGATATTTGTATTTTGCAGAGAAATTTGCATTTATTCAGCATCCTGTAAAAGGCAAACTATTGTTTGCTCCGTTTGAATACCAGTTACGATTAATGCACTCATATCACAGTTATCGTTTTAACATTAATATGATGCCTAGACAAACAGGCAAAACTACATGTGCTAGTATCTATCTTGCTTGGTATGCAATGTTTAACCCAGACCAAACTATTCTTGTTGCGGCACACAAGTACACAGGCGCACAAGAGATTATGGCACGTATACGTTACGTATACGAAACTTGTCCAGATCATATTAGAGCAGGTGTTACCAGTTACAATAAAGG